ACCAAGTCATCGCCCACATTCAACGCATTGGCGGCGATCCAGCCTTGCACCGCAAGTATTGGGTGATTCGGTGTCAATCTGAGAGATTTACCCGAGGCCGTCGTAATCTGAAGAAGAACCCCGTGGTACGGCCGCCGATATATTCGACGCACGTTAGCGAATGGAATTTTCGTTGACCCCGGTACGCACCGGCAAAATGGTTCGACCGCAGGAGCGGTGATGTCGTCGACATAGCCGGGACGCCCAGGCTTCACCAAGCCCGCGCGGTGCGCCCATGAGTCGCGTATCAGATAAATCTTCTCGTCGCGATCTTTATGGTCGGGTCGGTAATCGTATCCGGGCTGTCGCCAATGACTCCGCCACATACCAGCAATTGCCCCGCCGTCGGATGCGATCACATCGTTGATCGAAGCAACAAGCTTTGCGCCTTGGTCAATTAAGACCCTGCGTTCTTCGAACGGCAATTGCGCCAGCCCCTTGCGCACGGTCTTGCGAACCTCGGCTTTCGTCTCCGCCGAAACGCCGCCCGGCGGGACCGACGTGGCCCAGCCCTGGAACCGGCGGAGCGTCGAGTCGATCGCTTCGGCCCGATTGAGCCGAATCAGATTGGACGAGGCCATGATGCGGCGGTCGAGTTCGGGGCGGAGCGCCGGCTTCAGCCGCTCGAAGGTAAAGCGCTCGATGCCGGGGTTGAATTTCAAGAGGCCGTTGTTCTCGACCATCTTGCGATAGATCGAGGCCAGCCCTTCGCGCAGCCGTTCCTCCAGCGACTCGGGGGCGACCAGCGAGCGCTCGGCGGCAATGCGGATCAGGCGGGCCCACTTTTCGACGCGATCGATGCTGTCAAAGCCGTGCTCGGTCAGATCGTCGACCGCGGCGGAAAGCACGGAATAGAAATCGTCGCCGCTCTTCGGCATGGGATCAACGATCCTTGGTGACGTATCGCCGCGAGATTTTCGGCGTCAGATGGACGTTGAAATCGGTCTCGATGTCCAAGCCGAAGTTGCGAGCGTCGGCAATTGCGCGCCCGAGTGCCCGCCATGCCTTGCTGACATTGCTCACATGATCGGCGTCGGTCTTATTGGCCTTTGGTACCTTCGATTTAGGAAAGCTGACGACTTTCGTGTCTTCGGCCATATCTCAATCCTCCGTCTTGCCGATATGCCGGCGGAGCCGCTTGCGCTGGCGCTTGCGCTCCGGCGGCGCTGGGTCAGCGTATCGCTCGATGCGGATTACCGGAAGCACGATTATGAGGGCGGATTCCTCTTGGCGCACCGCCAGCCGATAGCGCGGCTCGTGGTCCGAGAATCGGATGACGTCAGCCATTTTCGCTGACGGCGGGCTGCGCGCGGACTTCGGCGATTTCGGAGCGAGCAGGCCTTGCACGAATTTCCTCGGCGCGTCGCCGTTGAACTCGGTCAGCCTCTTGCGGTGAAAATCGAAGGCTTGCGGCTGAGCCGGCTGGAGATAGCCGGTGCCGGGCGCGAAGAGTTCTGGCGCGGTGCTGGATTGGATGGTACAGCCTTGGCGGAGATCGCGCTTCAATTGGCGGTGATTCATGGTTGCGCCCGAATATCTGTCATCAGTCGGCTAGAGCTTCTGCCCAGCGCGGCTCGCCTGACGTAAGATAGTTGCGGAGTGCGTAGCAATCGCCGCGCCGGACAATAGGGGCAATTTTACCGGCTATCAAGCCCGCGGAGGATGCGCGCCGTTACCTTTGCGGTTCAAGGCTTTCGGTGGCCGCTCGCGCGATTGCATCATGGCGACGAGATCGCCCACCGATTCGTCGTAGGCCGCACGCCCGCGCTTCGGTCGAGTGCGCGCCGAATCGGCCGCCGCAAACGGCTTCGGCATGTTCGGCCCCTCGACCGGCACCGGCGGCTCGTAATCGCGCAGCGCTTCAATGTCGAGAATGATCTTGTTTTGAAACAGGAACTCGTTCTCGTTGATCGTATCGCACGCCCATTCGATCAGCGTCGCCTTGTTCTCCGGGTCGAGCTCTGGCGCCAGCACTTCGACCCAGGCGATCGCCGCCTTCAGCTTGACGTCGTCGGTCTTGACCTTCTCGCTGTCCGGCTCCTTCAGCAGATTCGGCCATTCCGCCTTGAAGCTGTTGGCCCAGCGATAGAACGCGTCGTCGAACTCGACGTCGGCATATTCGGGAAATTCGTTTTGCACCGCCTGATAAAATTCCTTCGTCCAGGCGCGGCGCATGACGATCGGATCGAAGAAGTCATAGACCGGCTGCAGATCGCGGCGGAACGAATCAATATAGCCGGCGACAAGCTTGGCGTCCTCGGTGCCCTCGCCGAAGCCTTCCGCGAAAGTCTCTTGCTTCAGGATGATCGCCGGCATGTCGGCCGCGGTCGCGATGTTCTCCAGAATGTTCTCCCGCGCCATACCATAGGCGCCGTCGATATTCTGCATGTTGAGCGTCTCGATCTTCTCGTCGATGCCGATGCTGATCACGTTGTCATTGACGGCGGTCGCCTGCTTGATGAAAAGCCGCTTCATCGCCGCCGAGGCCTGCATGATCTTGTCGATGATTGCGCCGGCCGTCTTCAGCATGGCGACAAAGACGCCCGCCTTCTTGGTGATCAGGTCGTCCGTCATCATCGTCTGGATGAAGGATTTGAGCGGGAATAGCGCGCGCTGAAATACCGAGCGGCCGACGAAGCCGAAGGCCGACGCCGTATAGCTGATATAGACCGGGCGCTCGTGCATTAGCGTCACGGTGCGCGAGCGGTGAAAGACCTTGCCGTTTACCGCAATGCCGACGACCTTCATAAAGTCGATGGACAGCGGATCTTGATTGAGCACCAGCGAGCCGGCGGTATTGAGCGGATCGAAGATCGACCATGCGATCGACAAGTCGGGGAGCTTCTTCAGCGGCAGCGGCGTGTCGGGGTCCAGCTTCTCGGCGACCAGCGCCAGCGAGCCGATGCCATAGGCGCGCGCGACGGACACCAGCGAATAGATCGCGCTGTCGACGCCGTCATTTTTCCATTGCTCGCGGAATTTATCCCGCACGCGCTCTTCGGGACTGTTGGGAATTGAAATTGTTCGCTCTTGGCTTTGGGCCGTCTTGATCGGCCCTTCCACCATTTTGCGCCCCAGTGGGTGGTATAACCACAAGGTCTTACAGGTTTCATAGGACGGCGGATCGCCCGGCTCGATATCGGGCGCGATCAGCAAATCGGTCAGCGCGTTGCCGAGGCCCGAGCCGTTGACGTTGACGGTGCTGCTGCGGAGAAATCCGAGCACGGATTATCCTTGCTGCTGCTGGCGAAAGGCTGGACGCGCCGGGGGCGGCGCCGGCTTGACCGGCTGGGCTTTGAGCGCGGTGAGGAACGTTTCCTTAATCGTCGCGCGCGCCTTGAAGACGGGGACGATATCGCCGGCCATGGCCTCGCCGATCAGCTTGGCGAAGACCCGCGCATAGGACCGCAAGATCACGTCGGGCGGCAATCCGCCGGTCGATACCATCAGGCCGCGCAGCCCGATGCCCACGAATTGCAAGAGCGTGGCGTCAAGGAAGGCTTCGGCTTTCTCTTGGCCCATCGTTCCGACCGCGGCGGCCGTGAAGTCGGCTCGGGATTTTTCGAGCGCGGCGTTCGTGCGCTCGATTTCTTCGATCTCTTCGCGCGTCAGGCCGGGAAGCGGCTCGCTCGCCGTATCGAGCATATTGCCGTTCACGGCGGCATTGTCGGCTTTGTCGTCGTCGGTCATTTTGGTTTCCCCTGTTTCAGAATGCGCGCCGCCGCGGCGGTGCCGGAGGCGGCGGGTGGATATGGCTGGTATGCCGGGCGATCAGCGCCCGAATCGTTCCCCAGGCCGCCAGAAACGCGATGAGGAACAGCACCGCGAACAATGCCGCCGCAAGCATCCCGCCGACCCATGTCATAGCGCTCATCAGAAGCCCTCGGCATTTCCAAGCGCGATAGCGATCGCATAGACCGCAGCATCCAGCGCGTCATCCTGCCTTGTAGCATCTTTGTCGCCGACCCGAAAACCCGTCAATTGGCTCATCAGGTGGTTTCGGCTGGTGCCCTTGTAGTTTGTGACCTTCTCATAGGCCGGGCGGCAAATCTTAACCATTTCCCTATAGACGTATCCGCTCACCGAAATGCACCGCTCGTCCTTGCCGACCTTGGTCAGCGGCGATTCGATTGGGAAAGCCGGCCAGCCGCGCCGCGCCGCTTGCTGCAGCAAGATCATCCCCGACGACGCGTCCTCGATAAAGACGCCGAGGCTTCCGCGCACGGCACAACATTTCGCGGCCAGCGCTTCGAGGTTTTGGAAAACCGTCGGCAACCAGGTCTCCAGCAAAGCGCCCTCGATCTGGACGAGATCCCAATCGAGGAAGATCAGGCGATAGGGCGGCCCGACGATGCCGTCGGGCCCGACCGGCCGAACATGGTTGCGAATCAGCGCGACAAGGACGACCGCCGTGCCGTCGTTGGCTTTGCCGGTCTTGGTGGCCGAATCGATCACGCCATAGACCGCCTCGCAGCGAATCGGCATGTCGACCGGCTGGCCGTCGACCAGGAATTTCTCGCGAGCGAAGAAGGCGTCCCCCGAAAAGTCCACAAATTCCGCGAGGTATTCCTGCTGATAGACCAGTGGGTGATTGTCTCGCGCCAGCGACTCGACGTCGGCCCGCGGCAAATAGGGATTTGATCGCGTCGGCGCATGGAACTGGATGAAGCCGTGATCTGGGTTGTGGCAGATATCGTAGAGGAAATTCTCCGGGTCGATGCCGTTGGTGTTCGACATGACCAGCGCTCGGCCGGCATAATCGAGCAGCGTCGGCTTGATCGACTTCGTCCAGATATCAATGGTCTTTGGCTTTGAGAACGCCGCCTCGTCGATGATGACCCGGTGATATTTACGGCCTCGGCCGGCGTATTCGTCCTCCAGCGACCAAAAATCTATCACGCCTCCGGTAATGGTCCGGATGACGTGCTCGGTCTTTGACGTGCCGCTCTTTTCGATTGGGCTGAGCATTTCGCGGATGGCGTTAAAGGATTCGGCTGCACGCCGGTTTTCGGGCGCGAACCAGCCGACATACCGGCCCTTGGTGGCATCGTCGGCGGCGACAGCTTCACCGATCACGTTCTTGCCCCAGCGCCGCCCGCAGCGGGCCGCTACAAAGCGGGCTTGCGACATGAGCCATCGAAGCTTTGCTTGCGCCGGAAAGAATGTCGGCAGGCGCACCCTCGCCGTCTGCGCCTCGAAGGGGACGACGTCGGCAAGGGGCGAACGGCTGGGGAAAGGCATCTATTCGCCGACGGCTTTCGGAAGAATCGCCGGCGGCTGTTCTTCTTCGGCTTTGATGACGCCCTCCATCCCGGCCTTCAATTCAAGGATTTCGCCCTTCGGCGCTGGCGCTGTGAAATCGTCGGCCATGCCGCCCTCGATCACCACCTTCGTCACCACCGAGGCGCCGACCACCATCGCCGAATAGCGCGGGCTCTGATAGGCGGCTGCGGCGATTGCGGTGTCCTTTGCCAGCACGCCATATTCTTTGAACTTGGCCTCGTTGAAATTCGGATTGGCGTTCCGAAGCGCACCGTTCTCGTCGCGCACCCAATCCGGCCACGGCTGATAATAGGCCGCCAGCCCCGCGAACAGGGAGGCGAAGTCGAAGGCGATGTCCTTCATCAGCCTTTGGCCGGTGATCGCCGCGCGCTGGACGTCATCCTTCGCTCCAGCCGCCAGCCGTTCGAGCTCGGCCACCTTGGCAAGGTCCGCAGCCGCCCTAGCCTCGCGCTCCAGCGTCGCTTTGTTCTTGGAGCCCTTCCTACGGCCAGCCGGCCGAGTGCCCTTGGGCGGGCCCGGCTTGCGGCGTGGCGGGGCTTCTGACGGGGTTTTGTCGGGATCGGACATGTGCCCGATCATAGAATAGGTTCGAATAGGATAGCGAGAGGCGCTCGGCTTAGGGAACCGTTAAACATTCGGTGCGAAAGTGTCCTCGTGCATGAAACGGGGTTCCGATGAATAAATTGCGGCTGATCTGGATGTTGCTGGGGCCGGAGGAATTGGTGGCTCTGGCGGCTTTTCTCGCTACGCTGGCGTTATGGGCGGCGACCCTATCGCTGCTTTTCGGCTAGGCTCTTTTCCCGAACAGCACGGCCCGAGCCATAGGCGTCCGCGGGCGCCGCCGTCGCGCTCCAGCCAGCCGGCGCCCATTGCCAGCTTGTGGCAACCGACGAAGCCTTCGGGATGCCGGAAGATCGCGACATCGGCCGGGAACATGCCGTGCCCGTCGCCATCACAAACCAGAAACACGCTGATCGGCCGAGGGGGTGCCGCGGATTCGTCGTCGCATTGAATCCTGATGCCCATCAGACTTTCACGCCGATCTTATCGGCCAGCGAGCGCTCGGCCTCGATTTGCGTCTGTCCCCAATCGCGCGGGCTTTTCTCGTCATGCTCGGCGCCTTCGAGATAGGCCATCCAGTGGAAGAAATGTTGCCCGGTCCAGCGGATGCCGGGCTCGACGAAGATCGTTTTGATTTTTGCGGCCATCAGGCTCTACCTCTATTTAGCAAGCGCCGCGATACCCATAAAGGCGGCGGCACTCGCAAGAAAACGGGACGCCGTGCTCCGCTTGCCAGACGCATTGATTGTAGGTCTGCCACACTGACCAAGCGCAGGCGACGCTAGGATAAAGCCCAGCGCCCGCGAGCAAGAGTGCGCCCAAAAATAGTTTGACCATCTTCATTCTCCCGCCGTTTCACGTGAAACCTGAAGGCAACCGGGGACCGCCTCGAAAAATCCTTCGGTGAGTGACCAGCCGAAGGTGGGCGGTGATTGAGCGCGGCCCCCAGCCCCGTCGAAATAGTGCCACGCTTTGCACCGTGGCGGGATGGCCCAGAATGCCCGGCGATGGTCTCCGTGTGCAAATCGGCCGGGGTTTTCAACGGCCGTGCTTCGTGGTGAGGGTGTCGAGACCGCGTGCTGGGCGAACCAAGCGAATCAGAGATTAGAGAAAATCGCCGCGGACGGCTATAGCCACGCGGCGCAACTTACAATAATCTATTCAGCCTTGGGGATAAGGGCTGGATTTCAGTGGCAAATCGCACCGATCTTTTCCTTGCAAAAATCACCGTCGACCCGGAGCGCGGCTGTTGGTTGTGGACGGCGCACGTCAACAAGGTCCATGGCTACGGCCAATTCTGGGACGGCGAGCGCGTCGTCGGAGCGCATGTCTATTCCTTCCGCCGCTTCAACGGGCCATTGCCCGAGGGCCATGAGCCCGACCACCTTTGCCGTGTTCGGCGCTGCGTCCATCCCGATCATTTGGAGGGCGTGACGCGGCGCGAAAATCTGTTGCGCGGCGATACCATCCCAGCGCGCAAGGCGGCGCAATTGACGTGCGAGCGCGGCCACCCGCTGGCCGGCGACAATCTCTACCGCAATAGGAACGGAACGCGCGCTTGCCGGCTTTGCCGCGCGGCATGGAATCGAGCGTGGGCCGACGACAATCGGGCTCGTCGCCGCGAAATTGATCGTGAATCTTATCGCCGCAGACGCGGCAAAACAGGGAGCAAGCGAAATGTCAAAGTCAGGAAATCCGATAGATCGGCACGTCGGCGCCCGGGTCCGGATGCGAAGAATGATGCTCGGAATGAGTCAGGAAAAGGTCGGCGACGCGCTGGGCGTCACCTTTCAACAACTGCAGAAAAACGAACGGGGCGACAACAGGATAGGCGCCAGTAGGCTACAGCAACTTTCGAACATTCTTCAGGTGCCGGTCTCGTTCTTCTTCGAGGGCGCGCCTGGAGCAGCGGCAATCGGCAAGCCCACGGCGCCGGATATCACGACGACGTTTTTCTCGCTTTCGCACGCCCGCGATCTCGCCGAGCATTTCGTCGCGATCGAGAATATCACCGAGCGGCGCATCCTGGTCGACGTCGCCAAGGCAATCGCCGACGGGCATCGGCTGGCGAGCAACGCGCGCAAGCGCGCATAAGCCGTGTCCTCGACGGCTCCGAAATTCGAGCGCGTCGTCCGCGACGTGCTGATCGAGCACATCGACGGCGGCGCGGTTCCTTTCTCCGCGCCGCCGCATTCCCGTCGCCGCCATGCGTTCCGCGTGCTGATCCTCGCCGGCTATCTGACCGCCGAAGGTCCGGACATGGCGCCGACCAGGACCACGATCACCGATCGCGGCCGCAATTATCTCGCCAAGCTGATCGCGGCCGAGGCGCACGCCATTGCGCCGGCCATGGAAAACCTCGTCCAGCGGGCAATCGAGATCACGCGGCTGGCCGCCGCCTTGGCTCCTTTCCTGCAGCAATGGGCAGAGATCGAATTACCGACGATTCCGCGGCGCGGCTGGCGGAAGGGCCGCAAAAGACCGAAAAAGCATGGTCTTTCCGAGGGTTAAACCTCGGTCTTTTCCCTTGAACTTTGGCGCGGTCTGCGGGTGACTGCCCTACCGGCTCGGGAATCGAGCCGCGAAACAGGGGATTTTACCAATGATCGCGAAACGCCATATTCTCGCTAACGCCCTTCGTGTTGCTGCTGAGCAATACGCCAATGACGCTAAAACCACCGCAGCGGTTCCGGGCCATGATCGGCTCGCTTTGCAATTCAAGGCGCAAGCCGGCGACGCACTTTCGCTCGCCGATCAGATCGAACAAGCCGACACGATTGCGCTGGAGGATTAAGTCATGGCCGCACCATACGCCTCAATCGACGCGCTGATCTCGCACGAGAACTGGCGCCGGCAATCGGAGCTAGACCGATGAGCGCCGGGCACAAGTGGAAGCCGCTGGAGCGGGCGCGCATGATCGCGCCCACTCCGGCAATGGTCCAAGCATGGGCCGAGAGCTACGGCCTCGATATGGTGACCGCGCTCCAGCGCGCCGCCGGCCACGCCGCCAATCTCGAAGATGCCGGCAAGGCAATTCTGAAGGAAGTCAAAAAGGCGGAACGCGACAAGAAAGCCGAGCGCCTTGCGCGTCTTCGCAAACTGAAGGAGAGCACCGTGACCATAGGCCCGAAAGAAACGGCCTTCCGCGCTCAGCGCGCGGCGGCGCCACCGAAAAAGCCGCACGCTCTTTCACGACGGAGCGTTTGAAAAGCACGACCTTCCGACGCTGGCCGAGGCCAAGCGGAAGGGCGAAGAAATGGAGGCTGACCAAATCCTCCAGAAGAAGCCGCACCGCGGCTATCTCGTCTACGCGGTCCTGAAGGACGGGCGCTCCGTTCCGGTCTCGCGTTCCTATCAACCCGCGCCCGCACAGGAGTCTGCTATGGCGAAAGCCATCACAAAGAAAACGCCGAAGCCGGCGGCGAAGAAGCCGGCCAGCGCCCGCGCCAAGTCCAAGGCGTCGAGCGAGAACGCCCGCAAGGCGGTCGGGAAGAACGCCCGCTACGACTGGAACGGTGCCGCCGAGAAAGCGGCGAACGGCACCTTTGCCGGCCAAGCTGGACTTCTCGGCGGAGACGCACGCGCGCTTCCGTCCCCGGCTGGCGGAGGTCGAAAAGCTGGCCGCCGACAAGGACATCGCCGGCTTGAAGAAATGGAAATACGATGGCTTTGCCGGCACCAGCGTCAAGTCGATCCTGCGCTGGCGCGATCTGGCCGTCACCGCGCTGGAGGCGAAGGCGGCTTAGGCGCCGCCGCCGCCACGTTCCAGAAGAGGATGCGGCCGGGCCCATGCCCGGCCGTAGCCGTTTCCCAGGCTTTCGCTTCGTAGTGCGGGTCGGCCGGGAACGGCGGGACGCTCAAAGCCTCGGCACCGAAGGCCCGCTTGTGCACATGGATTGTCGCGCCAGCGACGTCAGCGGGCTCGAGCGTGCGGCCGACTTGGACAACATGCCGGCGGGCCTTGGGCCACGCCAGCGCCAGCCCGCGGGCCAGCACGCCCGATCCTGATGCGCACCAGACCTCGTCGGGCTTCTCGCCGGTCGCCAAGGCCGCCTGCCGAATGATGTCGATGGCCTCGGGAAGATCGGCGCCGAAGGGCACCAGATAGGCGCCAGCCGCCGCCGCATAGGTCTTTGCCCGCGCCTGGATCACGTTGAGATAGCCGGGCGAGATTTGTACCACGCGGCCGCCGAGCGCTTTGACCTGGAACGCTCCGCTCGGCGACAAGAAGCGCTCGGCGGCGCCGCCCATGCAGGCCCCGGCCAGCGTGCAAGGCGAGTGATCGTTCTCGGCATCGACCCGGGCCTATCTGGCGCCCTCGCCTTCGTCGAAGCCTCTATGAATGGACCGCCGCGGCTTTTGCGCGTGGCGGACGTTCCCACTTCGGGCGAAAAGGCAAAGCGGCGAGTATCCTGCGCCGCGATGCTCAATATCATCCGCGAGTTCATGCCCCAGCACGCCGTAATTGAGCGCGCGCAGGCGATGCCCGATCAGGGCGCCTCCAGCGGCTTTCTCTATGGCCGGGCCGTCGGCGCGCTCGAAGCGTTGGTCGAGCCCATGATGATACCGCTGACGGTGATCGAGCCGACCGCCTGGAAGAAATCGCACGCGCTGATAAAGCGAGGCAAGGAGGACAGCCGGCAGCGGGCGATTCGGCTTTTCCCGGGCTCTGCCGGATTCGAGCGAAAGCTTGACCATAACCGCGCCGAGGCGGCATTGATCGCGTGGTACGGCATCATGCTTTTGCGGGGAGAGCGGTGAGCGAGGGGCTTCGATCTATTCGGCCGCTGGCGGCGGAATCGCTGCGCGGCGTCGAGCCGGCGGCGGTCAGCAAGAAGCTGCCGAAGTTCGAAATGGTCGATCCGCGGACGCTCTACGTCGAGGAAAAATATCAACGCGGCATCGCCGGCAACGGCATCAAGCTGATTCGCAAAATCTACGGCGGCTTCAATTGGGCGCGCTTCAAGCCGCCGGTATGTGTGCGCTTGCCCGAGTCGGGCAATGTGCTGGTCTGCATCGACGGCCAGCACACGGCGACCGCGGCCGCCTCGCACCCGGCCATCGAGAAGATCCCGGTGATGATCGTCGGCGCCGAGGACGTCGCCGCGCGCGCGGCCGCCTTCGTCGGGCACAATCGCGACCGGCTCGGGCTCACGCCGCCCATGATCTATTACGCCGAGCTCGCGGCCGGCGAGGCGATGGCGGTCGTGATCGACCGGGCTTGCAAAGTCGCCGGCGCGCACGTCTTGCCCACGTCGGTCAATCTTCGGAACGAACAGCCGGTCGGCGCCACCATTGCGATCGGCACTATGCGGGCGATTGCCAAGCGCCAGGGCGAGGCCATGCTGGTGCGCGTGCTGCGGCTTCTGGTGGGCGCCAAGCGCGGGCCGATCAAGGCCGACGAGATCGCCGCGGTGTCGATGATCCTGTTCGCCGCTGGCGACAAGCGCGGCATCGACAAGCGCCTGCAGGCGACCGTCGAATCCAAAACCACCGAACAATGGGCCGCGCTCGGCGCGGTCAAGGCGTCGCATAGCGGCGAGCCGCTGGCGAGCGCGGTGGCCGCCCTTTGGTGCGAGGCCATGGACATTCCCCAGGCTGGGCCGACGGTGAAGGCCCAGAGCGCCAAGGGGAACGCCACCCGGTTCGTGGCCTCAATCGGCAAGCCCGCCAAGCCGGCCGCCCCGCCGCCCCCGCCAGCACCGCCTGCGGCGCCAGCGGTGGCCGGGCACGATCAAAACCGCTTCGTCAATCGCAACGGCGTGGTGCTCGATTTGCGCGACCGGCGAATCACCCACCGCGGGCTGTCGACCAAATTGCCCGACGACGGGATTCGGCTGGTTGCCTCGCTGGCGCGCGTCATGCCGTCGATCATGGACACCGGGGTGCTGGCGCGGCAGGCCTTCAACCGGATTGTGCACGATCCGAAAGGTATGGTGCGCACGCTGGTCGACGAATTGAACCCGACGCTCCGCGGCGTGCGCTTGGAAATCAAAACGGTTCCGAACATCGGGCATACCCTGTTCGATCTCGGCGCCGAGTGAAAGGAAGCCAGATGGCAAAATTCCAAAAGAGACCACCGTCGGAGCGTCCGAAGCCGAACAATCGGGCGATCGCCATTGCGATCACAGTCTTGCTCTTGCTGATCGGGCTCGGCTTCTGTGCCTATGAGCCGCGACCGCCCCGGCCGGTCTCAACCTTGCCGACGTTCAACGAGCAGATTACGCCGCTGCCCGAATTGCCACCGCCGACAACAGTCGAGAAATCGAGCCCGCCGATGGTTGAGGAACCGGCCCGCGTCGAACCCGCGCCCGTTGCGCACGACCCGCCGCCCGATGCAACGCCGCCCGCGGCAGTGCCACCGGCCGCCCAGATAGCGCCGGAGCCCGAGCCTGTGCCCCAGCCCGCGCCAAGCGAACCGCCCCAATCGCCGTCCCAGGACAAGTCCATTACCCCGGAAACCGGCGCGCCACCGCCGTCAGAGCCGCCCAATAGCGGCGCAACCGCTGCTCCAGCACCGCCGCCGGAACCCGTCGCGACGCCAATTCCTCCGGCGATAATCCCGCCGCCAGATGGCGCCGTAGCGCCAGCGGCGAGCCCGCCTGCGGCGGCCCAGCCCGCGCCGCCCTCCCACGCCGCTCACCACCGGCGGCCGCACCGCCATGCGCTGCGGCAGCACCGCAAGGCCGCCCCGGTCGAATATCTCCGGGCCTGCAGCGGATAGCCGGGGACAGCCTATGGCGACCCTTGCGGACTCACGCTAAGGGTGCCGGGAGACAGGGAATTGCTCGCCATGATCCGGCCCGAAAGCTTCCTCGACGGGCGCGTGACGCTTTGGGGCGGCGATTGTCTTAAACGGCTTCCAAAATTAGCGGAAAATTCGATTGATTCTGGCGTCTGTGATCCGCCCTATCACCTGACCAGCATTGTCAAGCGCTTCGGCGCCAACAATGCCGCGCCAGCAAAGCGCGGGAAGACCGGGGCCTATGCTCGAGCGTCGGCCGGGTTCATGGGCAAGCAATGGGACGGCGGCGACATTGCGTTCCGACCCGAGATATGGCGAGCCGTCCTTCGCGTCTTCAAGCCCGGCGCGCATCTGATCGCCTTCGGCGGCACGAGAACCTATCACCGGATGGCGTGCGCAATTGAGGATGCCGGATTTGAGATTCGGGACTGCATCCAGTGGCTTTACGGTTCCGGCTTTCCAAAATCTCACGATGTCGGCAAAGGTATTGATCGCGCGGCCGGCGCGGAGCGCTCCCTTGTCGCCCTAGGCAAGCCCGTCAAGCGCATCATCCCAGGCGCTGACCAGAACAAGGCCGGCTGGGAAAAGACGAACGGGCGCGTCTATGTGCCCGGCCGGCGCCCGCCTGTAACCGAGGAAGCGCAACGCTGGGATGGCTGGGGCACGGCATTGAAGCCAGCTTGCGAATTGATCGTGCTGGCCCGCAAGCCGCTCGACGGCACGGTCGCCGCCAATGTTCTGAAATGGGGAACCGGCGCGCTGAATATCAACGGCTGTCGCATAATGGTGGATGACGAAGCCTACGCCAAGAATTGCAGCGGCGACCGCGGCCATGCCGACAATCGCTCGCGCAACATGGATTTTGCGATGGGCTGCGGCACGGCTTCTGATCTTGGCCGCTGGCCCGCCAACGTCATCACCGATGGAAGCAAGGAAGTCGTCGGCTTGTTTCCCGATAACCTGACCAGCGGCACTGGCGCCGTGAAGCGCGAGACTGGCGAGGGCTACCAAGCCAACGCCTACGGCAAGGAGAGCCGTTCAGTCGGTACGCCCAACGTCGAATATGGCGATACAGGATCAGCCGCCAGATTTTTTTATACGAGCAAGGCTGATTCCGATGATCGGCTTGGCTCGAAGCATCCGACGGTCAAGCCGCTCGACCTGATGCAATATCTTGTGCGGCTGGTCACGCCGCCGCGTGGCCTGGTGCTGGACCCGTTCGCCGGCACTGGCACAACCGGGGAAGCTGCATGGCGCGAAGGAATGCGCGCGGTGCTGATCGAGCGCGAGGCCGAATATCAAGACGATATCCGCCGGCGCATGAAGCTGGCGCTTGCCGGTCCTGACGAGCGCGCCCGCGAATCGATAAAGGCAACGCTGAAAGACACACCGGCCGATCCTGGCCCGCTCTTCGGTGGCTCGTCATGAGCAAAAAGAAAACCGACTTCCGCACGCTCCGCGCCCGCCGCGATAGTGCCATGGCGAGGCCGGAACTTCGCGCCGAATCGGAGCGCCGCGAGGCGCCAGCCGGCGCGACGTCGTTTCCGATCAAGGTCGCCAGCGCCGAAGATTCCCGATTGGTGGCCGATTTCCTGGCGCGCAAGGGACAAAAGCGGGATGTCCCCGCTAATCAAGATGCCAGCGATAGCGGCTGGCAACGAGGCCGCGACTCGGCCTAGAAAAGAAATGCCCCGGTCAGGTGAGCGCCTGCCGGGGCCGATCTGGATGGCCTTGATGGAACGGTCCAGACCAAAGGTTCTTGATGGAAGCCCTATAGATTTGGGCGGATTCCGTCAACCCTTTGTGCCTCGTTATCCAGCCCGACGCGAGCCATTGCGTCGATTGAGCAGGCCTTCGATTGCGCCCAGCGGCGCTCGGCCGCGATCAATTCCGGGGATGAAGCGCGGGGAACTTTGCCGGCGGCGACGCCGGATTTCCTACCCCGGCGAGTGCGGCATGTCGGCTCGCCGGCAACTTGGGACTTCTAAGGCATCAGTAATTGCGTGGCCGGCGGGCTGGCCCTTCCGAGATCAGGGCATCCCAAGCTATAGCGCGAACATGCTTCCCGATCCGCATGGCCCCGATATCCGGGCCGGAAGTTGCGGAAAGCGGCCTATGGAGGAACGATGAGCACCGGACGGAAGATGAAACGCGACGGCGAGATTCCAAAAACGATTTTGCGCTCGTTGCGCGAATCGTATGCGGAGGCCAACAAACAGGCGGCGGCTTTGATCCGAGCCTATTGGAACAATCCGCTGGCGCTGGTCGATCTTCAAGGCGAGATTGAGCGCGGCGCCGACAAAGCGAATCAAATTGCGCTGCGCGCCCAGACGCGCGCTGACCGGAGTTGATCGCGATGGCCGCAACTCTATTGCCGCCGAACTGGCAACCCTCGAATGGCGATCGTGACTACGGTCACCGCGTTCTTCATCTGACCGACCATCAAATAGATTCCGTCGCCGAAGATATGCGTCTATGGGTGGAACAAGAGGCACATCGCTCGATCACCAAAAAATCGAGCTGGTCGGCGACGTTCAAAAATTTCATGCGCCGCGAGGCGAAGAGACAGGGAGAACGAAATGGCAAGCGAATCGGGAGCGGAGCGCGAAGCGGATCGGCGCTCGACGCCTTGGACAGATTACAAGGGTCTATCGGACGACGTGGTGATCACGCGCCAGATCAAGATTCTACTTTCCTCCTATCGCCGGGACGATTACGCGGACCCTGAAGGGTTCGTGGTCCAGCTTGCCGCGCTCTTCGAGCGCTATCCACGCAATGTGATCGTCGAAGTGACCAACCCGCTCAATCTTAACAGCATCCAGCGCAAGCATCCGACCTATCCGCCGAATATCGGCGAGGTCGCCGACGCGCTGGCGGCCGAGGATGCCGAGCAAGCCCGCATTGCCAAGGCTCTCAACAGCCCGAAGCCGGTCTTTCATCGGCGCTATGTGCCGCCGCCGAATTTCCCGGGCTGTCGCGCGAATATGCTGGTGCTTAAAGCGTCGCCGCAATATGGGGCCGCGAGCGATATTGTGGAGTCCGGTCAATTGGACAAACGCGACTGGAAAATCGACGAGCATGGCCGCGGCATCTGGCTCGGGCTGAACGTCTGGAATAATTTTGTCGCCGGTCGGTCCAGTGCGCGCCAAGTCGGCTCGGTCATCAGCGAGGCGTCCTTGCGCGCCGAATATGGACGCGCCGAGGCGGAGCGGCACGATTCGGACGCGATGTTCGACCCGCCGTCAGCCGCGCTATGAGACCGCTTACTGATCGCGATATCGAAACGCTCCGCGAGCTTGCCGTCGCCACGAATCCGCGCGACGCCTTCGCCCGAGAGGGTTGGGTAATGCCAATGGATGGGAATTATATACATGAGTCCATTTCGTTCGTCAGCCGCGTTGCCGGGAAGCGGCTTACCTACAAGGCGCTGATCGCATGAGCGCGCCAGCGAAGCCGTATATAATTCCCCAAATTTGGAATGTTCATACGGAAGGCTGCGCTTCGCTCAACTATTCGAGCCACGATGGCATCCAAGGCCACAACCTGAATATCGACCGCTGCGACGATGTTTTGCAGGTCGAATTGGTCCGGGGAACTGACGGCGAATCCATCGTCGCCGAGTTCACTTTGGCCGAGGCCGAGGAAATCGCGGCATCGGTTGCCCACGTCTGCCGCAACATCCGAAAGCATCGGGCCTAAGCCATGCCCCCCGCTCACGACGTACACCAATGGGAGAACTTGGGATTTCCCAAGTCTCTCCCCTCGTTCCAGAAGCTTTTCCCGGATGACGCGGCGTGCGCCCGCTACCTGGAAGGCGCCAAGTGGCCCAAGGGCTTCGAGTGCCCGAACTGCCACACCAAAGGCGAGCCGTTCCGGTTTGAAGCCCGGCCGCACGTGCTGCGCTGCAAATCGTGCCGGAGCGACGTTTCCTTGAAGGCTGGCGCCGTCATGGAAGGCACGCATACCCCGCTCACGACGTGGTTTTGGGGCGCCTATCTGATTTCTACATCGACTCCGGGCATTTCGGGCGTTCAGTTTCAACGTCAGCTTGGCCTCAAAAGGTATGAGACCGCCTATCAAATCCTGCACAAGCTCCGGGCGGCCATGTTCCGCCCCGGCCGCGACCGGATCGGCGGCAACCTTGGCCGTGGCGATCATGTCGAGGTTGACGAAACGTACATCGGCGGGAAGGTCCGGGGCGAAGGCAGCGGCCCGAAACCCGATCATACCGTCCTGGTTTCGGCGGCAGTTGAGGTCCGCACCCGACCGGCCAAGAAAGGCGACAAGCCGCAACGCCGTGGCGGCCGGTACGCGGGCCGCTTGCGGCTGGCAATCGTTGACGGGCGCAGCGAAAAGGACCTGTGCGGCTTTGTAGAGGCCACTGTCGAGCCGGGCGCCATGGTCATTACGGACGCCTACCGGAGCTACAATTCGCTGAGCAAGCGCGGCTACCAGCATTTGCCGGTGATCGAAGGCGGCAAGCCGGAAGTCGCCGAAGAGTTCCTGCCTATCGTGCATCTGGTTTTCTCAAATCTGAAATCGTGGTTACAGGGCACTCACCACGGCCGCGTCGAGCCTAAGCACTTGCAAGCCTATTTGAACGAGTTTGCCTTTCGCTTTAACCGGCGCTTCTACCCGTTCAACGCCTTCCGCTCGTTGCTCGGCATCGGCGCTAATGGCGAGGCCCCGACTTACGCCGACCTTTACAGCGGTGACTGGCAACACCCTACGGTTAGCGATCATGGGTAACAACCGGATAAGCATGATGACGTAAATGCCAAGGGCCGCACAGTCGTCGAGCAGCACGAACTATTCGAGGCCACGCCATGAATCAATCTGACTGGATCGACATTCTCGCGCGAAGCGATAGCCTTCGTCCGGTGATCAATATACAGGACGCGCGCGCCGCGGTGCGTCTCGAATTATGGTATTCCGCGGCGTGCGGTGAAGCACCCGTCGGCATCGTCTCGCATCCTGATTATCTGATCGGAAAGCCGATTCATGTCATCGACTGAGATCGCACCGGCGCAGCCAGCCATCAACGAGCACGTCGATTATCACTCCCCCTATCGCACCGGAGTCTTCGACGCGATCGTCCGCGCCATCAATCCGGACGGGACGGTGGCGGTCGATATCTACTTGCCCGGCGCCGCCGCCATGGATCGCCGTATTTACGACGAGCCCGCCGTCAGGCTAAGGTCGGTCAGCTACGGTCCAAATGGCCGGGCGCGCCCGCGGAGAGATCGTGGCGAAACAGGGAATCGCTGATCCGTTCAAGACCGACGGCGGCCGGAAGATGGAATCCGGCGTCGCGCCGCTGTCGCGATTTCTCCCCTATCCGCAAAACCCGCGCACGCACCCGCCGGAAATGATCGCGTTTCTGGCCTATCTCTTGAAGCGCTACGGCCCCGACCAGCCGATTGTCGTCGACGAAAATTGGATCATCGTCAAAGGCCATGGCCGCCGAGAAAGCGCGCTGCAGGCGGGCCTCGAAGAATTTCCCTATGTGCGCCGGCTCGATCTTTCGGAAGCCGAAAAGATCGCGATGCGCATCGACGACAACCAGAGCGCCCTTCTGTCGGGCTGGAATATCCCGCTGGTGCACGGCGAGATCGGGCGGCTGAAGGGCTTCGGCTACGACATAAACCGCCTGGGCTTCGGCCAAGCCGAGCTTGTGCAATTCACCACCACGCCCGGGCCCGAGAATGGCGGCGCGCCGGCTGGAGGCGGCCTTGGCTCGCTCGCGGATCGCTTCGGCGTGGTGCCGTTCTCGGTGCTCAACGCGCGCGAGGGCTGGTGGCAAGATCGCAAACGGGCATGGCTGGCGCTCGGGATTCAAAGCGAGCTCGGGCGCGGCGAGAACTTGCTGAAATTCAGGGAGACGCTGCTGGAGCCCGACCCAGCGAAGCGCGGCGCCAAGGCGGATGCCAAGACATTCGGCACCGGCGCGGCGGCAAAGGGTAAAAATTGGCTCTATGGCAACGACAAGCCGCCGGGACCGAAGGCGCCGCTCGGGGGCGAGGTCTGATGCCGAAGGCTCCGAAGAAAAAGCGCCACCTTGGCCCGCGCAAGCCCGGCCGCACGTTCAATAACGACATCATGCGCGGGGAGAGCGCTGTGCCGGCCGACGGCCTCGGGCCCGGCCAGCGGCGGCGGAGCAATTCGGCAGACGCGGCGCCAGTTGCGGCGTTGACCTATGCGGGCAAGCAAAGGCGCCGACCCGATCTCGATCCGGTCACTCAAAAGATTCTGGGCGGCAAGCGCGGCATCGCGGTGCCCGGCGGGATGCGGGGCGGCAATTCCGGCAAGACGGGCCTACACCCGCGGCCGCAAAGCCAATGCCGAGCCGGCGGGCGGCGGAGGAGGCAAGTGGCGAGAAATGCAAGACAAGCTGAATAAAAGCCGCGCGCAGACCGCCTCGCTGGGTAATGGCCTCACGCTCGGAACGACGATTCATCCCTACGTCGGCACCGACCCGCAAACCGACGCGAGCGCTACCGGCACGTCGATTTTCGATCCTGTGCTTGCTGAATTGGTCTATCGCTGGTTTTGCCCGCCCGGTGGCCTGGTGCTCGACCCGTTCGCCGGCGGCTCGGTGCGCGGCATTGTCGCGTCCCGGCTCGGCCGGCAATATCTCGGGATTGATCTCCGCCCCGAGCAAGTCGCGGCGAACGAAATGCAGGCCAAGTTGATCTGCAAAGCGCCGCTGCCGCAATGGATCTGCGGCGACGCGCTCGACGTCGTCGAGTTCATGGGCAAGCGCAAGGCGCATCTGATCTTCTCGTGCCCGCCGTATGCCGATCTTGAAGTCTATTCCGACGACGAGCGCGATCTATCGACGATGGACCATGCCGAGTTTCTGAAGGCATACTCGGCAATTATTGGCGATTGCGCCAAGTGTCTCGCCGACGATTCGTTCGCCTGCTTTGTGATCGGCGAGGCGCGCGGCCCCGATGGTAATTATTACGGGCTGGTGGCGCGCACCGTCGAGGCTTTCGAGGCGGCTGGATTGCCGCTCTACAACAACGCGATTCTCGTCACCGTCGCGGGCTCGCTGCCGATCCGGACCGCCAAGCAATTCACCGTCAGCCGCAAGCTGGGAACCACACACCAGCATTGCCTTGTCTTCCTGAAGGGCGACGCCGTCGAGGCGACGAAAGCCATCGGCGCGGTTGATTTCGGGGAAATCCTCGAAGGCGCTCCGCCGGCCTCGCCCGAGCAGGATTCCGGCACAGCACCAGCGCCGAAGCGATCGACACCGCCAGCGCCGCCCGGCTCCGCCAATCTGGCGGATTATGGGGACGTGCTGTGAAAAAGCCCGTTGTCGAAATGCACTCCGGCATCGCAGTTGTGCGCGACGATCTATTTGAGGGCGGTACAAAAGCTCGTTTCCTCCCGGTCTTATTCGAAGGCGTCGACGAGGTCGTCTATGCCAGCCCGGCCGAGGGCGGCGCGCAATTCGCCATTGCGACGATTGCCAAGAGTCTTGGCAAAAAGGCGACGATTTTCGTAGCCAAGCGCGCCCAGCCACACCCACGGGGAGGCGGGCGACTTTCTCGGCGCGCGCGTTGATGCCGGCGACGTCGAGCATGTGCAGGAGATTGTCCAGATGGTAGGCGACTTTCTCGTCCTCTTCCATGCGGAAAAGCTTCTCGACCACCGGCAGCATGGCGCGGTCGAGATAAACTTTCTCGCCTAACCGCTCGCTGATATAGGTCCGGACGTCCTTGTTGATATCCGAGCGCGATTCGGACGCTTCCATGCGCTTGTTCAAGATGTCTTTGACCTGCTTGGCGTTGACCGGCCGCAGGATCTCGCTCGACTTCACATTCTCGGTCTCGCCTTCGGCCTCAGTGTCTTGTCCGTTCGTTTTCGCCGGCATCGTTCTCTCCGTTGGGTTCGTCGCACAGTTCTTCCCAGAACGTAACGTCGCGCAGCAAGTCCTTCAGCAGTTGGCCCGCCGCCGGAGCGGCGCCGGCTTGGCCGGTCACCTTGCAGAAGCGCGCGAGGCGGCCGCGCGTGTGCCGGTCCATCGGGACCGGAACAAGCTCGATATCCTCGTCGTCTTCATCGGCATCCAAGACCGCCTGCATAATGGGCGGGGGTTTAGACGATTCGAGCGAATCGCAACAGCCCTGCGGGGCGAATTTCCCACAGGTCAATTATCGCTGGGGCGGCGGCTCATGTAGATCGTCGGGAGAAGCGGCCAGTCGGCATCCTTGGGCCAATCCGCACGAATTTTATCCAAAATGTCATCGAGGGTGTGCAGCGCGACCGACTGCCCTTCGGGCGGCGGGCCTTTTTTCAAGTTCTTGAAAAACGAGGATTTTCCATAGAACTGCCGGCTGCAGGTCGAAAGCGATTTGCCCGTCGCCTCCTGATAGACGGCGAGCACGGCAAATAAATTTCGGAGGATTTGACTGGCGAGCGATTCGGAGCGCGGGGCTGGCATGGGGTGGGACAATAAGCCCGGCCATGGGTATCGCGCAAGCGGGCCTTGCCATCCGGGGAGATTAGCCTTAGTGTCGGCGTTGCGACCTAGGCGAAAGCGAGGTTTGAGCCATGACCAGAATCCAGCCCATCGAAGGTTTCCGCCGCGCGCCTCAGGCATCCTCGCCCGATGCGACGTTCTTCATCACCGCCGCGCTCGCGGGCGGCGCTGGCGTCTTGATCGCAGCGCTCGCGCCTTATATTGCTGCGGTCTTGCTGGTGCTGGCACCATGAGCGCGGCGGTCTGGAAATTCCCGATTCCGATTGCTGACGAGTTCGTGCTGCGGATGCCGCGCGAAGCCGAGCTTTTGTTCGTCGCGACTCAGAATGAGCAGGGCTGTCTTTGGGCGCGAGTCGTGACTGATGATCGAGCCCGACTCGAAGATCGACGGTTCCGCCTTCGCGGGACCGGGCATTTGGTCGATCTCGATTGCAAGCATATTGGCTCGTTCATTTTGTCGGGCGGCGCGCTCGTCTTCCATCTATTCGAGGTCATCGAATGACCGCCCGGCCGCCCCCGCCCTACGAGCCGCGCCGCGAGCGCGTCCTGATCCACGTCGTCGCGAAGCTGACGGGCATTGATTATTGCGATGACCCCGACATCAACGCCCGTGCCATCGTCGCCGCGAACGAGACCTACCACGAGCGCATCAATGATCTGGACTGGAGGGCCGCAATCCTGCGGCGGCTCGGATATGAGGGGCCGACGCTATGAGCGAGCATACGCCGGGACCGTGGCGCATCGGTCGCCAATCCTATTTTGTGGCGGCTGGCGCGCGGGGGCGAACATCGATCGCGCACTGCATCTGGACCGGAAGCATTGCCTCCCAGGCGACAAATCCGAGCCTTGAACAAGCTGAGGCCAACGCGCGCTTGATCGCTGCTGCGCCGGAATTGCTCGCGGCTTGCGAAGAGTTCGTCAGTAAGTATTCAGCGGACGCTTCGATCATGCTGAAGATGAAGGCCGCCATCGCCAAAGCCAAAGGAGAACCCGATGCCGCTTCCTGAAGGATACCTGCCCCGCAAGGGCGACATTCTCGTTTTGCACGTCAAGACTCGTTTCGATGTGCGCGACGACGACCTTGAAGGACGGAAGCTTTACGTCAATGTCCATCCGGTCGGCGAATCCCGTTATCACCATTTTCGCGTCCACCTTGACGAGATCGAGCGCATTTGGTGCCGGCATTGGGAGACGGGCGCCAAGATTCAGTTGAAGCGCCGCGAGCCAGCCGAACGTCGGCCCGGCGAAGTGCTGGCGGTCGAAGGCGAGTTCGTTTGGGTGAAATTCTCCGACAGCGGCGAGCGCTTCATGACGCTGCACGCGAATCAGATTGAGCCCCGGGAAGAACCACCCGAGGCGCAACAGCCGGCGTTTGACGTCGCCGGAGCCGCGGTCGAAATGGCCGCAATCCCCGAGCCGGCCCGTACCAACGTCCGGAGCCGATTCTGACCCTGAAGGACGAATCCGATGGCACAGACTGAAACCTTGGCCCCGATAGGCCATAACAAGCCCCCGACACTCGCCCAGCAGATCGCCGAGGAAGAAGGCGATTTTGCTCAATTGACGACCGAATATCTCGAGGCCGAATACGCCAAGCAAAAGAAGATCACGGTCGAATTGCTGGCCGAGGCGACCGCGCTGATGCGCGACGAGGCCGGCAAGATCAAGGCCATCGACGGCCCGGAAATGAAGTCGAAGGTCGTCTCTCTGATTCGCCGGATGCGCGATCATTGGAAGGCGCTCGATGCTTTCCACACCAAGGAAAAGCAGCCGTACAAGCGCGGCGGCGAGGCGGGCGATCAATTCTTCTTCGGCGACATGGACAAGCTGGGCAAGCGCACGAAGACGAGTAATCCCGGCGCCGCCGATATCCTCGGGCAAATCCTGACCGATCACGACAACAAACTGTTGGCTGAGGAACAAGAACGCCGGCGCGTCCAGGCCGAAGAGGACGAGCGCGTTGCCCGCGAAGCGCAAGCCGAGCGTGACCGACTCCAGCGCGAAGCCGACGAAGCCGCCGAGGCCGCGGCGCGCGCGCGCAATCCCGAGCGCAAGGAGGAAAAGCAAGAGGTCGCCCAGGAGGCGATGCAAGCCGCTAGCACGGCCGCGGTTACTGCCGCTGTCACCACCGCGCGCGCCGAGGAATCCTATGTCTCCACCCTCGCCAAGCCTGCCGATATCGTGCGCACGCGCCATGACGACGGCTCTATGTCCACCATGGCCCAAGAGTCCTACGCCGAGATCGTCGATCGCAACAAACTTCCGATGGCTATTCTCTGGCCGCACATTCCGCTCGACGGCTTGCAAAAGGCGGTGATGGCTTATGCCAAGCTGAATAATTACAATGTCACGCTCGAAGGCGCGGCAATCGGGCGGCGGAATAAATCGAGAGTGAAATGAAAACGCTCGTCGCCCTCGTCGGCACTAAATTCCGCGGCCGGGAAGCAATGGACATGCTGGCGGCGCTTCCGCAAGGCGAGCCCCTGACACTGATCCGCGAACCGACGAATCAATTCGATCCGCGCTGTGTCCAAGTATGGGCGCGCGGTGTGCACATCGGCTTCATTAAGAAAAAGAGCAGAACAAGGCGATCTCGGCGAAGATGGATCGGGCGCGCCTCGATTCGTCTGAGGCCGTGTCCTTTCCGGCGAAGCTGGCAATTGACGGCGGCAAGCAGCCGATGGTGGAGATCGACGAATGATGAAGGATAGAAGCGACGTTTTCGGCGCGTTCCTTGCAATCGGACTGATCTCGGCGGGCATCGCGGCGACCTTTGGAGGATTTTGTCTTTGCTATATCGGAGGCGCTTTGCTTCTGGCCATTCTAACCGACCCACCCTCAAAATGGAGAAGGACTGATGGTTAAGACCACGACCAAACAAAAGACCGCGGCTGACGGCGAACTTCTTTTCAACGCCCAGCCGCAGACAGCCGAGCAAGCCGCGAGCGGGAAAGCCGTCGCGGTGCGCACGCCCTCGGTTCGTAAGAAATTCCTCGAAAAGGCCGCCGAGCCCGAAAGCCGCGTGGTCCCCATGACCGGCCTCGCCGAAATCCTCGGCGTCTTCGAGCGGCTGGCGGTGAACAAGGATGTCAATCCCGATTCGCTCGACAAGCTGCTCGCCGTGCAAGAGCGCCTTATCGACCGCAATGCGAAGCTGGCCTTCGATCAGGCATTCGTCGCCATGACGGCCGAACTTCCTTTGATCCCGAAGCTGGGCCGGATTATCTTTCAAGAAAAAACGACGAGCGGAAGGCGCGACGGCGATATCGCTCAGAACACGCCGTATCCGAAATGGGAGACGACCGGCGAACTGATAAAGCCGGTTTTGCAAAAGCACGGCTTCGG